CTGTTCTTCGCTTAATAGAGCATTCTTTCCAAAAATACTGTTCTTAAGTTTTGCATTACAATTTGGGCATTCTGAATTATGTTCTTCCATAATCTTGAAAGATGTCTGATTTTTTAGCTGTTAAAATTTAACTACCTAATCATTAATCCTGAATGATAACCCAATCCCACTAGAAGCCGGCGAAATGCCAAGTAAGATAAAATCCTGGCCAGCTTTTTTAACCTTTACCCAACCAGTAATTTCGCATATTAATCCTGCTAATGCCATTACACCAGAGACAATTAGAACATTATTCAATCCCTTTTGATCGGTAACTGACATTCCTCCAATCAATGACACAATGCCTGATCCGACTTGTAATCCTATTCCCGTTAATGCCAAATTACTTGCACTTATGAGATCATTGCCCGGAGGCTTATCGAGAAACAGGCTGAGTTGGTTCTGGGAGACCGTTGGTTCAATCTTTGTTTGTTCAATAATTTGAATTGGTGGTTCATAATTTTCCAGGCATGTTTTATGAACATACCCTGATTTGCCTCTCCTGTTAATCGCTTCATAAAAGTCCCCGACCACTTGACCTAGCGTAACGGATTCACCTTCAAATAAAGTCGCAATTCTTTTTGAGCTAAGATCAGCCTTTTGATATAATCCGGTGGAGGTTGTTACTTTCGTTTGGCTAAAACCCCAGGTTATACACATCATCAACAATAGTGAAACAAGCATTAATCTTTTCATTTTTTTTGAATTATGGTTGTTACTTAAAGCCAATTTACGCATTAGATATTTGAAATGATGGTGATAAATTCGATACTTTTTGGACCCATTTTGATCAGGTAAGATCATATTGCATTGCATTTGATTCCGATCGTAGAATAGACTACTACCCCAGGCAGATGCCTTTTTATCTATGAAATCGTTGGCTAATCCAATCATCCTTTGGGTGGTCTTACCTTTATTAATTATTTCTAAATATACCTAAGTATTTAAATCTCTACAAATCATTCTAATGAAATAATCGTGTTGATTGATTGAAAATTTAGGCTTTCGATCACTAGATCACCTTTTCACTGCTACTACCCTAATTCAGAGGTTTCATAAATTTAATCAATTTCTGCAGGCTTAAATAGCCAGATCTTAATCTCAAGTATTGCTCGCATCACTCCAAGCCTGCTTCATTCCCAACTATTGGGTAATTACTTCACCGTGTGTCTGCATTTTCACCGCCCCCAATCCTTAATTATTTGCTAAGGTGCTACTGACTTCAGTGAGTCGCCATGGGCTCTCACAAGGATTTTCCCGGCATATCCTCGTTTCCCTTTGGTTGCTCCGGTATTCCAGTTCCTCCTTGATGAGCTCATGCTTTCAGAAGCTTACCTGCAAAAAATTAAAAATTGGAAGCTATGAAAACTTACGCAAACACCCGGAATGAAATCACTCTCACCGCCTTTGACTTTGAAGCCGATTACAATCTCCACCTGGAAAACCTGAAATCAGAAGTAACCCTCCAGGACCACCGGAACCTGGATCTTAATTTTGATGACCTGGACGAGCTGTTCCTTCTGCTCGAATTTGGCGATAACGAGGAGTAATCCCTGTGTTATCCGGAAGAGGCCGAAAGGCCTTTTTTTCTGTTTGTTACACTCACTTTCTTTATGTCCTTTAGATCCTTCTTCCAGGGGATTACTTTCCCCTTAAAATCATCTGATGCCAATTTCAACCATCCCTCGCAGCTCGGTCCTCAAACAGCTCGATATCAGGGAGACCCGGTTCGGTGGTCTCTCCACCTTCTCCATTGCCTTCTGCACCAGTCATGGCCAGCTTGTGTTTCTGCCCCGTGCTGTGTCAACGGGTTTGCCATGGAACCTGAAAAATAACCGCCAGCGTGGAATCCTGCCCGTGGATTCCATGATGAACAAAACAGGGCACGTGTACCCCGTCTCAATCGACCTGATATTGGAATTTAACCGTCAGGAGGTCGTGTTATGAGTAAGATTCTATGGAACGAGTCGGGCTATCCACTTATGGCTTACGGTTCAAGGTATTTTGCTGTCACTACCGGTTCTCCTTCCGAGGTTAAGGTTAAGGCTACCGGGGTATCACACCCGGTTGACGATAAGACCAACACCTTTGGTGTGGAATTGTGTTCCTGGGGTTCGGATAATGGCTTCCCTGACTTCGCCCTGGAAACCATCGGTAAGACTGGAGTCCTTAATACCGGCCTTAAGTTTATTCGTAACTTCACTCTCGGCCAGGGTATATTCCCTGTCCGAATTACCGGGTTCGACGACCAGGGAAATGAACTGCTGGAAGTGGTCAACAACCCTGATCTGACCAGCCTGTTATCGGGCAGGATGATCCGTCGCTACCTGACCAATGCCCTTCGCGATTACCTGAAATTCGGTGTAGCCTTTCCCGAACTCATACCCAGTGCCGATGGTAGCCGGATCGTGGGAATCAATACCGTTAACGCAAGGTTTTGCCGCTACACGGTTGCCCATGAAGGACTTATCCGTGAAGTAGCCGTGTCTGGAGATTGGCCCGATTCACCAACAAAGAAACCCACGTTGTTACCGCTGCTGGATCTATATGATCCCAAAGCCGACCTGGACCGGATGAAAGCCTCAGGGAAATCCTTTTCCCATTCCTTGATTTATCCACTTCGCGATGAGTGGGGCAATGAGGATTATTACCCGCTGCCTGCCTGGTATTCAGCCTATCTCTCCGGGTGGGTCGCCATTGCTAATAAAGTGCCGCTGTTTCTGCAGAAAGCCTATGCCAACCAGATCACCTGGCTTTGGCATATTAAGATTCCATATGCTTACTGGGAGAAAAAGTACCCCAAGAACCTTTACAAGGATGAGAGCGCCCGAAAAACCATGATATCGTCTGAAATGGATGAGATAGAAAACGCTCTGATTGGCGAGGCTAATGCCAATAAGGCTATCTTCTCGATGTACGAGATCAACGCCCAGGGAAAGCCCGAAGAACAATGGATCATCGAACCCCTCGACAATAAGTACAAGGAAGGTGACAAGCTGGTTACCTCGGCTGCAGCCAATTCCGAAATCCTGTTTTCGCTGATGCTCAATCCCAACGTCATGGGCGCCGGGATGCCTGGCGGAACCTATGCCGGCAACCAGGGGGGATCCAATATCCGGGAAGCTTTCCTGGTCAATATTGCCAACGCTTGGATCGACCGCCAGACTATCCTGGATCCAATCGAACTGATGCTCTCATATAACGGTATCAAAGACATCGAACTTCGGTTCCGCAGTACCATCCTGACCACCCTGGATACTGGGGCGGGAACCACCAAAAAGCTATCCTGATATGCTCTTCTCAAGCGACCTGAACCATAAAGCCTCTGAAATACGCCAGTACCTGCCAGTGTCGGTATCGGTTGATTTCTCCAATATCTCACCCTTTATCTCCCAGGCTGAGATTAAATACATCCAACCGCTTTTGGGTGATTCGCTGCATGAACTCCTGACGCGTTTTTATTCCGATGAAACCCCGCCTGAAGGGGTGGAGGATAACGATTCGAAGTACTGCGAGCTGCTCAAAAGGGTTCAACGTTCGCTGATCAACCTGGCTTATTTCGAGGGATTTTCTTTCCTGAACACCTCGATGACTGACTCCGGTTTTCGTCGAGATGAGAGCGAGAGCTCCAAAACTCTCTACAAGTATCAGGAAGATGCACTGAAAAGCCAGTTCCGCTCCAACGGTTTCAATGGCCTGGATGAAGTTCTTTTGTTCCTTGAGTCTAATCCCGAGGCCTTCCCCCTGTTCCGGGATTCGCCCATGTATTCCCTTCGAATGCATTCGTTCATCCCTTCAACCTCTGTCCTTGATTCGATAATCGACATCGGCTCCTCACGGCTGGTCTTTATCCGGATCTCCCGATTCATTGAAACCGCTGAAGAGTTCGATCTTAAAGCCCTGCTTGGTAAAACCCTGTACGACAAAGTCAAGGCAAACCTCTCAGCGGCCAATCAGGATCAGAAGCTTTCAGCCTTGGTTCCCTATATCAGAAAGGCCTTGGCTTACCTGGCCTATGGCCAGAGCATCGCCGAGCTTGGGATCGAGGTGACCGATAAAGGCCTCTTCTTTGAATCCCAGGCTTCAACCATGCAGAACTCAACCATCCGAACACCTTTGTCTGAGAGCCAGGCTTTTTCACTCTCGAGAAAAGCCACGGAAACTGGCCAACGATACTTGGAACTGCTGAAAGACTTCCTACTGAATAATGCTCATGATTACCCAGACTTCTCGGGAGAGGCCGGATCACCGCTTCACCGAGACAACTTGAACCGTTCCACTCTTTGGGTATGACAAGGGTTCGCCTTCAATATCGCCCCTTTCAATTCGTTCCCTGGCAGCGGGGAATCAACTGCCTGTTCCCCGGTTCCTGGGCAGAACTCTCCTCCAATCAGATGGTTGTGGCAGGACGAATCCTGAAAGGAACAGCAACCGATGATACAGTTATCCAATCCATGCTCGGAGTATCCCGACGGGTTGCCCGCAGGTTAAGCTCCTTTCAGAAGTACAACCTTCTTTGCCTGCTATCATTCCTGGAGGGCTTTGAACCCTGCCACTGGTTTGTTATCCCCTTGATCGCCGGTTTTCGCGCCCCGTTGCCTCGTCTTAAGGAAGAAACCTTCGCTTCATTTCTCTTTGCCGAGCATCATTTTGAACAGTATTTTAAAGGCTCCGACCTGGATGAGCTTTGCCGGTTTGTGGCCTGCTGGTATCGAATCGGCACCTTTTCGGAATCCGCTATTGAGTCGGGATCCCTGCAGCTTCGGAAAGAGGATCCAGCCATCTTGGAAGCCGTTGCCCTGAACTATCATCTGATCCGCGAGTGGCTCGCAGAATCTTACCCTTCTGTTTTTGATTATGCTCAGGAAGAGCAGCCCCAAAACCAGGAAACCACCTGGCTTAATGTGCTGGATGCCATCGTGGGCGACGACATTGTCCGCTATGATGAGTATGCCGCCCTGCCGGTCAATACCGTGCTTCGTTTTTTAAACTCCCGAATCAATGAAAACCGCCGACATGGGAAAAGGTAAATTCGCAGACCTTGTGGAATATTTCGAGCAGCTGGCCAGAAGCCATCGGGATATCGGTCACACCGATACCGAGAAACACTTTTTCCGCTTTGAACTGGAAGAAATGCTAACCGGAATGCGAAGCAAGATCAATTACCCGGCCCTGGTTCTCGAAGGTTACGACTTTGAATTCACGGACGAGAAATCCGATAACGTCCACAAGCGCCTGAATTGCGCGTTTATGATCCTGGATAAAGTCATCGACAAGGGCGACTTTGACCTTATTCACGAAGTGTGGGACCACTTGGAGGGAATCGGGGATGAAATCATTATTCGGATCCTTAGCGATAAACGGAGTCGAAGGGTTCCGGTACTGACCTACTTTTCGATGAACTCCGTCAATGGTGCCCCGCTGACCGACCTGCAGATGGTGCATTACGGTTACCGATACGCCTTCACCCTGTCCTGGCCATGCCCTAACGATCCGGATCCCGAAAGCTGGTCAGACCTTGATTCCCAGGAGCGATGACAGATGATTCCACAGCCTATAACAAGGCGATCCTCAACTGGGGCTATGCTACCCGAACCAAGCTTAAATTCTCCATATCCCGCTTATCGATGAAAGGCAAGGGAGATCTGATGCGAAGCCTGGTCACCAAAGCTCGCTGGGATTACGGGGAGATTGACCGGCTGGAATTTTCATTTCTCAGGCATGGTGTGTTTTTCCATAAAGGAGTTGGCCGGGGGTATTTTATCCAGGGAGGAAAGGTCGTTCGCGGATATAAGTCTAAGGTGTTGAGGGGATTGGGAGGTAGACGGGAAGCTGAGGGGGGAATTGTGGTTGTTTCGGGGCAGCATAGGAGGCAGCCGAAGGAGTGGTTTTCGCCGATTCTGGATATGGAGATGCCGGGATTGGTTAGAATGATAACGGAAATGCGTGGTGACAGGGCTCTAAAGGAGGTTTCCAATATGATTCGATAGCTTATTTACCGGAGGGTCGTAAAGAAATTTGCATATTGAATTAACTTAACTTCATTGAAAATGTCTACATTTGAACAATCAGTAAGGCAGTACAATTGTGGAAACCATTAATAAAATAAAAATTACTTCCAGCTCATTCCATGCTGTTCTGGAGGTTATCGTATTCAAAGAAACCGATAATATCTTTGTTGGCTACGCACCCGCTATCGATGTGTCATCCTACGGCGATTCTGAACAGCAGGCTCTTGAAGCTGTAAAAGAAGCTATCGATATCTATTTCGATTATACACGGAAAAAGGGAACCCTGGAGAGGGATCTGCTCCGTATGGGATGGCATAAAGCCACGGTCAGGAGTAAGCACCTGGTTGCTCCCGACATGGAAGATATTAAAAAAGACAATCCCTTGCTGATGAATATCATGAATTCGCCCGGCAATTTCAGAAGGAGTACTGTTTCTATACCTGCCTGATTGCTATGGGTGAATCGCTGGGGCAAATCAAGACTTCGGATTTTCGAAAATTCCTTGAATTTCATGGTTTAAAACATATCCGCACCAAAGGCGATCATGAGATTTGGTCCAGACAAGATCTGCTAAGACCCATTGTCGTGGTTACAGGTAAAAAAGAAATGGCAGAGTTTCACGTCAGACAGAATCTCCGTACCCTAAATCTCACTGTAGAAGACCTCAGAAGCTTTTTGCAAGCTCAATAGACTTACCTTTTGTCCTTTATCCTGGCTGTTTATCAGGTTTATTTTACCTGAAAACAGCCAATGCCAGCCGAATACCGCCGTGGAATCTACCTTTATATCAATGGAAAGGAGATCAAGAACGACCTGAAGTCCATCAAGGCTGAGATGTCTCGACTGGTCAATGAGCAGGCCAGGATGACCATCGGATCCAAGGAGTATGTGGCCCATGCTCAGAAGATCAAAGCTCTTAAAGGGATAATCCGAGAACACAATCAACAACTTACTGAAACAAGTCGGGCCTGGTCAGCAATTCAAAAGATCGGTGACGGGTTCAACCGCTATTTTGGGATTATCGCTGCCGGAGCTGCTTCCCTTGTGGGAGTGATCAACTCCTTTAGAAAGACTGCCGAGGCGGCTAACCTGTTCGAAGAACGACTCGATAACCTTTCAGCATTAACCGGCCTTACCGGCCGGGAACTCGAGTGGTTAGGAGAGAAAGCCAAGGAGACATCTGTCAGCATGACTGAATCCGGCGTCAGGATCAAGCAGTCGGCCAATGATATTGTGGATGCCTATACCAAGATGGGTTCCCAAAGACCTGATCTCCTTAAGGACAAGGACGCCCTGCATGCCGTAACCCAGGATGCCATCATCCTGTCAGAGGCCGCCAAGTCTGCCCTTGATCCGGCGGTCGATGCCCTGGCCACAACACTGAACCAGTTCAATGCCAGTTCCTCGGAATCCGCTCGTATCATCAACATCCTGGCTGCCGGATCCAAGATCGGAGCAGCCGAAATACCCTACATCTCGGTGGCCATGGAAAAAGCCGGAACCACTGCCAACATGATGGGAATGTCCATCGAGCAGACAATAGCCATGATCGAGGCCATTGCTCCCAAGTTTGCCCAGGCACGCGTGGCCGGTACAGGGTTGGATAGGGTGCTGCTTAACATGCGAAAACATAACATCGGCTATAAAGATGGGGTGTTTGATATCAACCGGGCATTGGATGAGCTTCGTCTGCGATATGCCAGTGGCCAGAGTGCCATTGAGCTGTTTGGAACTGAACATGCGAAAATGGCCGAAGTTATGCTTCAGGCCCAGGCTACTTATAACCAATTTACTAAGGAGGTAACCGGGACATCGGTTGCCTTGGAACAGGCCAGCACAAATACCAATAACTCAGCAGCAACCCTTGCCCAAGCCAGGAACCGGGTGCAACTGATGTATATTGAGATCGGACAGAAGCTGGCTCCAACCCTGATCCGGTCAACCAATCTTTGGAACTATTTTCTTAAGGCCGTGATGGCCCTCCCGGAATTCATCCAGAAAAACCAGCTCCTGCTTCTCTCCCTTGTTGGGGCGATACTCACTTTGAATGCCCACCTGATTAAGGCTATTGCTCTTAAGGTGGCTGAGAAAG